GTCTAGTGTCGTTGGGGCATATCAAATTAACACTGGATTGGACACAACTATAATAGGTACTGGATGGGGTGCTGGAACTTGGAGTCGCGGAACTTGGGGTTCAGGTGCATCTTTAACTGTTTCAGGGCAAACTTTACGAATATGGTCGCATGATAATTTTGGAGAAGACCTTCTAATAAATATTAGAGATAGTGGAATTTTTTATTGGGATAAAAGTAACGGATTGTCTACACGAGCAGTGTCATTAAGCTCTCTTGCTGGGGCTACAAGTACGCCTACTGTCGCAAAGAAAATAATAGTATCAAATACGGACAGGCATATACTCGCGTTTGGGTGTGATAGTGAATCTAATCCGGGCGTTCAAGACCCATTGCTTATTAGATTTAGCAATCAGGAAAGCTTAACAGATTGGGCCGCTACTGTTTCCAATACAGCGGGTGATTTGAGAGTGGGGTCGGGCTCTAAGATAGTTACAGCCTTGGAGACAAGGCAGCAATTGTTAGTGTTTACTGATGTTTCTTTACATGCCATGCAATTCTTGGGACCGCCGTTTACGTTTGGCATTGATATGATATCTGAAAATACAACAATATTTGGACCTTTAGCTGCTATAGCAATTGAAGACAGCGTTTTTTGGATGGGGCGCAATGAATTTTATGTATATAGTGGCTCTGTTCAAAACTTGCCTTGTACTGTGAGAGATTATGTATTTTCAGATATTAATACAAATCAATCAGAAAAGATCACGGCAGCTTCCAACACTGCATTTTCTGAGGTTTGGTGGTTTTACCCGTCTGCCAGTAGTCAAGAATGTGACAAGTATGTCGTGTATAATTACGAACAGCAAATTTGGTTTTATGGGAATTTAAATAGAACCGCTTGGGTTGATAGGGGGGTATCGACAAACCCTATTGCTGCAAGCACAGATCACAATCTTTATTTCCAAGAGCTTGGACTTGATGATGGGAGTCAAAACCCCAAGGCTCCTATATCTTCTTTCATTGAAAGTAGTCAGATGTCTTTGGGGGATGGTGATTCTTTTGCTTTTATAGGAAGAGTTATACCAGATTTAACTTTTGGTAATTCATCAGCATCCAATCCATCTGTTACATTTACAATAAAATCTAGAAACTTTCCGGGTGGGGGGTACTTGCAAAGCAATGATTTGTCTGTAACGAAAACTTCTTCCTCTCCAGTAGAACAGTTTACCAATCAAATTTATATGAGATTAAGAGGGCGCAGCTTTGCATTTAGAATAGACTCTTCAGATGAGGGTGTTAACTGGAGGTTGGGAACTCCCCGTGTTGATGTGAGAGAAGACGGGAGAAGGTAATGAGCAGAAACCTTACATTACCGTACTTCCCACTGCCACCTCAAGAATACAATCAAAAATATTTTGAGGAAGTTTTAAGAGCATATTCTGTTTATCTTGTTGGTATGCAAAACCCCGGAGAAGGGCGAAATACATTTACAGTATTTACAGACTTACAAACAGATGATTTTAATTTGGAGGCTGGCTCCGTCTTTAGCCATGGGGGCCAGTTGCGCATTCCTGTACTCCACTCTCCTTACGTTAGAGGCTTACAGGCAGTAGGTTCTGTGGGTACAGCAACAGTGAGCATATCGTAATGGAGATTGATTTTATTTGGTCTGGAATTTTAACAGCAGTCTTAGGAGGGATTGGGTGGTGGCTAAAGGCCCAGCATTCGGAGCTTGGGCGAGTTGCTATTCTGCTCAATAAAACTAGAGAAGAAGTTGCAAAAGAGTATGTTACGAAATCTGACAGCACGGCAGTAATGGGACAGATTGTTTCGCGCTTTGATCGTATCGAGGAAAAAATAGATAGACTGATGGAACGGTAAGTTATGGACCCTGTTAGTGCAATTGCTGCGGCAACAGCGGCGTATCAGGGAATCAAAAAAGCCATCGATGTGGGTCGGGATATCAGTGGCATGGCTGGAACTGTAGGTCAGTGGTCAAAAGCACTGTCAGACCTTGATTACCTTGAGCAACGTGCGCTTAAACCTCCGGCCTACAAGATGTTTTCTAGCACAGAAAACGATGCCATCGAGTTGTGGGCGCATAAGCAAAAGGCCAAGGAGATGCGTCAGGAACTGAAAGATCACATCAGTTGGAATTACGGACCCAGCGCTTGGGAAGAAATTCTCAAAATGGAAGCCGAGCAGAGAAAAATACAAAGAGACTTGGTGTATAAGAAACAAGAGTTTATAGACAACTGCCTCAATACAATTATTATTGGGCTTCTTCTCCTCGGCGGCATAGCGTCTTTGGTTTTCGTATTGTACCTGTATAATGAACGTAACGGTAACTACTGATGTGGGTGTTAGTATGGTTTCACATAATTAATAATAACATAACGAGTTATGAGTTGGGTCAATTTATCTCCAGAAATGAGTGCATTAGTGCTAAAAATGAAGCCAAGGTCTTAATCGTTAATCAGAATACAGTGACATATTGTTTTGAGGTTAAATCAGAATAGACGCGGGAAGTATGTTGTATATGACAAACGTGGAAAAGTTGTTATAATAACAAAAGATAAAAGGGCAGCGGAGTATTTCTTAGATGGTAAAAGAACAGTACGACCTAAACTCGAACGGCAAGATCGACGCGGATGAGCGTGAGTTGATGATGGAAGATCGTCGGCTGCGCATGGCTGACCAAGATGCCAAGAGAGACACGCAGAGGCGGCTCACAATAGCATGTGCTGCTGGTATGCTGCTTTACCCTATAATTATTGTCTTGGCTGTATGGGTCGGGTTGGGCAAAGCTGCGGAGCTAATTACAGACATAGCAAGTGTTTATGTGATTGGCGCAAGTGGAGTTGTTGCTGCATATTTCGGGTTCAATGCAATGGAGAACAAAAATGTTACAAGCACTGATCGGCCCAGTCGCTAATTTAGCAGGGAGCTGGCTGCAAGGCAAAGCGGATAAGAACGCTGCGAATGCAGAGTTAAAGCTAACCGAGGCCAAAGCTAAGGCTCAGATACTGATGTCAAAAGAAACAAGCGTTGCCGATTGGGAACGCATTATGGCAGAGGGCGCAAAATCAAGCTGGAAAGACGAATGGTTTGTAATAATTCTGTCAATCCCGCTGGTGCTTTGCTGGGTTCCGGGTGCTGAGGGCTGGGTTGATCGTGGGTTTGAGCAGCTTAACAAAGCGCCAGACTGGTATTTTTATAGTTTAGGTTTGGCAATTAGCGCCAGCTTTGGTGTGCGGGGCGCAACCGCACTGTTTAAGAGGAAGTGATGACTAAACTTTCCGAAAGCTCAGAGTTTACAATACCTCTCAAAAACCTACTAGCGTTGGTTGCTGCTACAGCGGTAAGTGTCTGGGCTTATTTTGGGGTTAGTGAGCGGTTAAGTTTTTTGGAGCACAACCTAGAGATGTTGGCTATTGAGGTTGAGGAAAACGATGACTGGATTGACGATTTTGAACCGCCGCCGGAAGTGGCTGATGCTATCGCCCGAGTCAGAGCAATGGAAATCAGGCTGAAAGAGATTGAAGTTAAGATGTCTATGGCTGGCATAAAGTAAGGAGAATACAATGGGATTTAAATTATCACGAAGGAGCCTTGATAGGCTTGAGGGTGTAGACGAACGAATGGTTGCTGTAGTTAATCATGCAATCACTGCAACTAGAACAGACTTTGGCGTCATCCAAGGTATGCGAACGCTTGAGCAGCAAAAAGAGCTGGTTGCTAAAGGCGCAAGCCAAACCATGAAGTCCAAGCATTTGACAGGTCATGCTGTTGACCTGATGGCCTACATCAATGGTCGTGGCTCTTGGGAGCTTAATCTTTACGATGATCTAGCTGATGCTATGAAGGAAGGTGCTGACATGGCTGGTGTTGCTGTGAAGTGGGGTGCTGCTTGGAGCGTTGGCGATATACGCAACTGGGATGGTACAATGGAAGACGCAATGAACTCTTATGTTGACCTGCGAAGATCACAGGGGCGGAGGCCTTTTATCGATGGCCCTCACTTTGAATTGATAACTTAAACAAATGATGATAAAGTTCAATTGAACTTTTAAGGAACATGGTATGGTACTACCCTTATTATTGGGACTAGGTGGTTCAGCTCTAGCTTCAACGGGCGCAATCACAGGTTTATCGGCATTAACTGCTGGAGCTTTAGGCTCTGGTCTAGGTTCGTTTATAGAAACTGGTGATCTTGGGGAAGGCATTAAGACTGGCTTGATGTCCTTCGCTGGTGGTAAACTTCTTGGGTCAGCAATGGGTGGCGCTGGCGGGAAGGCTGCTGCTACAATCCCGAACGCCAATGTAGACCCTACTGCTGCCGTCACAGAGAGCGCGAAGGCGGCACAGATGGCGGCGGCAAACCCTGCTGGGTTCACAATGGCTCCTTCTATTCCACCGGGTGGCCCACCAGCACTTACGCCGATGACGCCAGATACAACAAACTTTTTGGGGATGGCAAAGGCTCCGGGGTCACTGGGCTTTCAGTTTGAAAATCTTGCTGGAGCACCGGATGCCAGTAATCTGTCTAAGTTGGGTAAGGCTGGTTTAGACTTTGCTTCATCAGCACCGGGGATTGGCTCAACCATTGGGCAATCTCTTGCGTATACTCCCCCAGAAATGGAGTTTGATGATGGATCAGATATTACAGTTCCGCAAACTGGCCCAGACGATTCAAATGTTACCTTTCCAACTGGTGGTACGGCGGGGACAAGTGAGTATGATTATGGGTTTGGCACTAACTACGCTGGTGGTGGAAGCCTTGCTCGCTATGCACGTCCTTCCATGATGGGCTTTGGGCCATTGAGGCTAGCTGAAGGTGGCCTTGCATCTCTTGCTCCTGAAGAAGAAATGATGCCTGTGCCCAATATGATGCCACAAGAAATGATGCCCATGACTGAGGTGGAACCCCCTGCAAATGACAAAGAAATTATTGTTGATGCAGTAGGGGCAATCAAAGATGGAACACCCAGTGAAGAAAACCAAATAGTTCTCGCCGCATTCGTTCAAAAGTTTGGCGAGGAAGCTCTAATGGATTTAGTTGACAGTGTTCAGAAGGGCGAGTTTGATGGCATTGAGTCAATGGGCGAAGGCCTTATAAAAGGGCCGGGTGATGCTATGGATGATTTAGTACCTGCAGAAAATACTAGCAGCGGTGAGGATATCTTGCTCTCAGGCGAAGAGTTTATAGTTCCGGGTGATGTTGTTAGCGGTCTGGGTAATGGCTCCTCTGAAGCTGGAGCTGATGAGCTTTACACCATGATGGATCGTGTGCGTGATGCGCGTACTGGGACTACTGAGCAGCCGCCTAAGATTTATGCAGGGGGTATGTTGCCAGCATGAGTTTAGATGTGGAGTTTTACTATGTACCATTAAATGTGGTAGATGAGATTTGGCATGATATTGTAAGAGTCCTTGAAAACTCAGTAGCCACATCAAAGGGGAACTTCTACATGAATGATATATATGATCGTGTAATGTCTAGTGAATATGTTTTGTGGGTTTGTGTGGTTAAGGGCGATATCGTCGCTGCAATTACAACTCGTTTAATTGCATATCCAAACAAAATGTCCATGGCAATGGACTGGATAGGGGGAACTAAAATGAATAAGTGGTTACCAATTGCACAGAAAACTCTTGAAGATTATGCTCGACACAACAACTGCACTCACCTTGAGGGGTATGGGCGCAAGGCGTGGGGTAGATGGCTGCAGAGATATGGCTGGAAGCCTGATTATATTGCTTACAGAATGGAGTTAGAAAATGGGTAAAGGCGGCGGTGGCCCACAGCAGGTTGTTCAAACTGATCTTCCTACATATGCGAAGCCATATTTCTTAGACATTATGGACCGTGCAGCTACAGAGTCCAAGCGCGGCTATACGCCTTATGGCGGAAGTCGTATTGCTGCTCAGAATTATGATATTCTAGACTCTCGTGATATGGTTAGAGATTTAGCTAGAAGGGGTTCTCCCGACACAAAAGCTGCTTCCGCATATACTAAAAAGTTAATTGGGGATGCAGAATTTGTTGGGCGTCAAAACCCTTTTCAATTTAGCGCTTCTAAATTTGATGAATCAAAAGTTTCTCCCTATTCTGGCTTTGAGGCTGGAACTGCAGCCCCATATTCTAAATTTGAAGCTGCAAATTTTAAAGATTTAAGTGGTGCGTTTCAACGCGGCAAGACTGGAAGTCTTGATAGTACACTAGCGGATGTCCAAAGGGGAACCGCCAGAGGTATTGAAGACTATATGGACCCATATCAGAAGCTTGTTACTGAAAGATTAAAGAAGAGTGTGCAGGAAGACGCACAGAAAGCGAAGGCTGGTCGTTCAGCGCAAGCTGTTTCTTCTGGGGCATTCGGTGGCTCTAGACAAGCTGTCATGGAGGGGATAGCCCAAGATGAATTGCTTGATAGGATGGCACAAATAGAAGCTGAGCAGGGTTCTAAGGCATTTCAAGCCGCCCGTTCTGCATTCGAAACTGACAGGGCTGCTCAGATGGATGTTGATCGGCAGCGATTGGCTGAAAGAGCAAGGTCTCAAGGACTTACGCTTGAAGAAGCAGCCCGTGTGCAAGGTGCTGCTACACAAGAAAGGGCGCGTGTACAAAGTGCTAGTGCGGGTGAATTATCTCGCATTCAAGAAGCTCAAGCCGCAGAGCTAGCAAGAACTCAAGGAATTAGTATTTCGGAAGCTTCTCGTATTCAGCAAGCCAATGCAGAAGAATTGGCTCGCGTTCAAGGAATCTCTGTTGAAGAAGCTGCTCGTATACAAGCTGCAAATGCTGCTGAACAGTCAAGGATACAGCAAGCACAATCAGATGAAAATTTCCGTCAGCGTGAGTTCCAGCGCAGTATGATGGAGTTTGGTTCTGAGCAAGCAGCTCAGGTTGCTAAACTTGAAGAAGCTGCTCGTGCTGGAAACATTCAAGCGGCTCAACTTCTTGAGGGTATTGGTGCTGCACAACGTGCCGACGAGCAAGCCAGAATAGATTTGAACTATCAAGATTTCCTTGCTCAAAGAGACTATGGAAGAAACCAGCTTAACTTCCTAAATAACATTATGCGTGGTGTTCCAGTCACTCCTAGTACATCAACATTCACACCCTATAATCCAGTTCAGCAAGCTTTGGGAGCGGGTATATCAGCACTAGGTCTCTATAAAGGTCTTCAATAATGATGAACATAATTGAGATACAAGACAATCTGAAAAACTTTTCAGAAGATCAGTTGGTAAAAGAAATGCAAGTGCCAACTGGAAGCGTCCCTCAGTATCTCATTCTGAGTGAGATAAATCGTCGAAAGCGGGTACGGGATAGTTATCAGCAACAGCAAGATCAGCAAGGGGCCGATCAAACTGTTGCTCAAGAAAAGCTGTCAGCCGCAGGAGTTCCTGCTGAGGGCATAGCTGGTCTGGCTCAAGCCTTAGCGCCCAAGACGGACATGATGCAGAACACTGGTGTTGACCCTCAACAACAGATGCCCATGCCTGATGCACCACCGCCTATGGCAGAAGCGATGCCGCCTATGATGGGTGAGGAGATGCCACCTGAAATGGGTGGTGGCGTTATGTCTATGGCTGAAGGCGGTTCAGTTAAACGTATGGCAGTGGGCGGTGCGTCCACCAACTACACGGGTCAAGGTGGAACCTTGCCAGCTTTTTTAAATAACACACAATCTAGTCTAGCTTCTGATCCTGCACTTCAAGTGATGGCTGAGCGCGTAGGGATGAGCGTGGAAGAGTACATTGCTCAGATGGACCCAAGGTCTCGTGCACAAAACTTACTGCGAGTAAGTGGTAACGCAGGAGGATTTGACAAGGCTGCAGATGACGCACTAATTGAAGGGCTGAACCCGCCTCTCCCTTCACAAGAAGACCTTGATCTTAGGTATGCGTCAGACGCCCGTAACGAAGCTGTTGGAATAGGAACCTCTGACAGAATGCTGTCACCCCCACCATCAGGTGTGTTTGATAGCAATGCCACACCTATTGCCAGTGTGATGCAAGATAATATTCCAGAGGATGTTGGGCAATTAGGAACTCCGTTGGCGGACCTTTTATCCTTAGACCCTTCAGGAATAGCTGAGCTACCTGATAGTCAAACTGGACGTACAGCAGGACGTATTAATAAAGCTGTTCCCTTTGATGCTAGGTCCACCTCTTTAGGTTACAATCCATTGTTTGAGGCTATTGGAGTTGGTGTAGGTGAGGGAACTCCGACAAGTAAAGACCTATCGTATGATAACATCAATGTTGCGGGACCGCCTAGTCTAGGGTTCCTATCTCCTTTACAACAAGCTGCACGAGCTGAACAATTTAAAGACAATATACCTTCGAACGACATGCCTTCAGAACGTTCCATGTCTCCGCTGGCAAGGTTTGGGGGTATGCAACCTCCAAACCTTAAAGACTTAGCTTTAACTTATGATCAATTAATAAACAAATCTAAATCTGGAAATTTAGTAACTGAAGAAGACCTTGTGGCTTCAGTAGAGGCTGGACTTTTAAACGATCAGCAAGCCGCTGACATAAACTCTATAATTGCTGACCCCTCTTATACCCTAACTGCAAGTGAGCAAGCTGCTGCAAACCTCGCCCGTACCAACGTAATGTCTGGTCCTCCTGATGGTCGTATGGTGACTTTAGGCCCATTAGGTAAAGGCATTGTTGATGCAGCAAGGGCAGATTTTCAAGGCGCTAAACGACAGGTTACAGACACTGGAAAGCTTATCGGTAACACTGGAAATATTATCGGTGACTTTGCGGCAGGTATGTTTGGTGGACGTACAATTGGAGAGCAACAAAGAATTGATGACTCTCGTGCAGCAGAACTATTAGCACGGCAAGTAAACGCAGCGCCTAAATCTCTGGTTCAGCCAAACACAGAAGAGAGGAAAATGGGCGAGGCGCTTTATGTTGAGCCTTCTAATGATCCAGATTCATTTAGAACTGATAAACCTAATTTACCCTTTTCAGTGATTAACCCTGTCGAAGAAACTGACCCTGCAAGTAAACGCTCATCTACTTCTGGTGGTGGATATAGCTCTGTTGAATCAGAGCTTATTGATATGCTCAAGCAACGTGAGAAGCGAGCAGAGAATGATAAGTGGATGGCGCTTGCCAAGGCTGGCATGGCTATGATGGCATCTAAACAGCCATCTCTTTTGGGTGCGGCTGGTGAAGCTGGTATGGTTGGGCTTGAGGCTCTTGAAGAATCTAAAGCAGACTATGAAGCAACCAAGATGAGCTTGCTTGCTATGCGTCAGAAGATAGCAGCGTCTCGTGCTTCTAGGTCATCTAAGTCAGGTCTGAGTTATGGAAACCTCACAGACATTTATGAGACACTTCAGAAAGAAGGCAATGAACTAGCAATTAAGATTGATGAAGCTGGAGAATTGGGTTTTGGTAATACTGAAATTATGAAAAGAAAATTGGTACAAAATCAGCTAGAGCTTAATAGAGTAAAAGGTCTTTTACTCGGAGCAGCAAATCAAAACACTCCAATAGCTGATTTGGCTGACAAGCAATCAACACAATATCCAATAGCACAATAAGGGAACTCAGATGGGCGTTATAACGGTACAAGGTCCGCGTTCTGGGACGCCTTACGACATTCAGATAGCTGGTGATACTCCATCAGCAACAGAGCAAGAACGAATTAATCAATATATATCTGAGCAAGAAGCTCCCTTCGATCAGGCATATCAAGAACTATTTGGCGCATACCCAGCAGAAGAAGAAGCTGAAGTTGAAGAAGAGAGGCCTTTTGCCATCCCTCTCGGGGCGCGTCGAGGCGTTGAGCAAGTAGGCTCTCTGTTTGGAACGGCTTTAGAAGAGACGGGTAAGGGGCTAGGCATTGCAGGTCTTGAGACTTTTGGTCGTGGCATGGAAGAGAAGTCACAAGCTGATCTTCGTGAACTAGAAAAGTTCGGTAGAACAACACGTAAAGAGGTTGATAGTGTTGGAACTGGCTTATCATACTTCGGTGAGATTGTTGGTGAGCAAGGTCCGATACTAGGCACAACGCTAGCTGGCGCGGCAGCAGGGGCTGCTGCTGCTAGTTTTATACCCATACCCATAGTGAGTACTGCTGCAGGTGCTATCGTTGGTGGCGCTCTCGCTTCATTCCCTCTTTTATTTGGTGGAAATGTGCAGCGTCAGGAAGAACAAGTCGCTGCTGGTGAATTAGAAAAAGTTAGCATTGAGAAGGCACTGATTGCTGCAGGTGGTCAGTCTGCCATTGAGGGTATCGCTGGTAAGATTTTAGCCTTCACTCCTTTCAAGGCAGGAGTTGGAAACCTTTGGGCGAGAGCTGGCAAGGGAGCTGCCGTTGGTGCTGCTATAGAAGCACCTACAGAGATAACGCAGCAGCTTATTGAGCGAGCGCAAGCTGGTCTCCCTATTGATAATGATGAAGCCATCGAAGAATATATAGATGCTGGTGTAGCTGCTGGTATTCTGGGCAGTAGTATTGGTACAGTCGGTGGGTCTCTATCAAAAGATCAGGCTATGATTGATCTTGAGTCTGACAGAAATGAGGCGGACCCGGACCTAGAGATAATAAAACTACTCGCAGCGCCAGAAGCTCAAACTGCAGAGCCAGAAGCTCAAACATCTGCAGATCAGGAAGTAACCCCCCTTCTTACTGGGCCTGAGTTAGATGCCTCTAGGATTATAGAGCCGGGCATTGATCCCTATGAAGCTGAAGACTTCACTCTCAATCAATACAATGCTGTATATAATCAGATCAAACGTGATGGTGAGTTAAGCTTTGGTAAGGCGCAAGCCGCCATCCGCAATGAGACTGGAAGCAAGACAGCCAATAAGAAAATTGTTAGTGCCATAGCTTCTGTTCTTGAGAAGGAAGGCAAGATATCTAAGAGCAGCCGCTCAAAGCGTGATAAGTACACCCCCACTCCAGTGAGCAAAAAAGCAGAAGAGTTTGTAGACAGTCTTCGTCGTGATACCGAAAGCACAATTAGAGCAATTAAAAAAGCTGCCGAGGCTCTGCCAAGACTTGAACTGGACGTTCGTTACGCGGAGCAGTCACCATATGGAAAAGACACATACGGCAAAAGTGCTACTAAAAAATCTGCATTGAAAAAATTAGAAGCTAAAAAAGTTCAATTGAACAAATTGAATGAACGTCTTAACAATAATCAAGAAAAGCTACGCACTGTAAACCAAGATTTTTCCGTGCCAATCACAGATAAGATAGGGCTTCCAGCGTCTAAGGTTCGCCAGCAGGATTTTCTTGAGGCCGAGTATCAGAAACAAAAAGATAAACTGAAAACAATTCAAGAGTTAGCAGACGCTCGTGACGCCGCCACTACTGCTAGGAAAAGTAAAGAAAAAAAGGTTGATCTAAGAACTCAATCTTATGTCTCAGAGCAGGGCAGAATTTTAGATGGATTTCAGAATCGATTAAAGAAAATTGGACTGGGCGATGTTAAGGTTTTTGGACGTGATGCTGTTCGTGACAGTGAAGGTTCTCTAGCGGAAGGTGCAGCCTACTCCTCTCCAGAAGGTGATCAGGTTATCGCATTGTCCATGGGCATCTATCGTCCAGACATGGACGCAGAGTCTTACTATAAACGTCTTGCCGATGTGATGAACCATGAGACAATCCATGCAGTTAGAAACTTGGGGTTGTTTAGTAAGAAGGAACTCGGTCTTCTCTCAAGGGCAGCTCGTAAAACAAAGTATATTAAAGATGTAAACGGCAAGAAGACTGCAAGAGCCTATACTTATTTTGATAGGGCAGCGAGCATAAACCCCGAACTATCTACAAAGAAAGACAAGAACGGTGTTCTTTCTCCGTTAGAGGAAGAAGCAATTGCAGAAATGTTTCGTGATTATTCTTCAGGAAAGCTTAACAAGATTGGTCAGTCACGATCTTTGTTGAAACGCATTGGCGATTTCTTCCGTTCGCTGGTTGGCGCTCATGTTGATAGAGGGTTCAACAGTGTTGACCAAGTCTTTGGTGGCATCAATGATGGTGCGGTTGGCAAACGCAGACGACAAAATGTAGAAGCTCAAGCTGAAGTGAAGGCTTCAAGGTCAGTAACAGATATGGTAGAACGTCCCATACAAGAGGAGACGATAAGTGAAAAAGAACTTTCAAGAACAAGAAGAGATGGAGACCGAGGAGCAGTCGATTCACGCGGAAAAATTACGCCGCTTGATGGCTCGCCGCAAGTTGCTGGGGCAGCAGGACCAGATGTCAGGCTCGTCAATATTGCAGAGGCTTACGCAAATCAATCAGGAATAGATTACAAGCGTCAAGGCGAGTACGTTTCTGTTGATCCTAAGTTTGCTGAGAGAATTTCAGACGCTTATGAAAAGATGCCTCACGCGCCTAACAACCCTGTTGTTAAGGCTGCTTATGCCGATCTTATAAAGCAAGTTGCCGATCAGTATGCAGCCTTAGTTGACAACGGTTATAAGTTTTATTTCTTTGACGAAACAAATGATCCATATGATGGCAATCCGTGGAACGCTATGCGTGACCTTCGTGAGAACCAGACTATGGCTGTGTATGCTACAGAAGCTGGGTACGGGGATGATATCTTCTTAGGCAATACAGATGATAATCCTATGGTAGAGGACACGGGTCTTATGTGGCCTTCTGGCTCTCTTGATGGACCTCCAAAGCGGGTTCTTGCCAATGATCTTTTCCGTGCTGTTCACGATACCTTTGGTCATGGACTTGAAGGTGCAGGGTTCCGTGCGCGTGGGGAGGAGAATGCATGGCAAGCTCATGCCCGTCTCTTTACTGGTGATGCCCTAAAGGCTCTGACTTCAGAAACTCGTGGACAAAATTCTTGGCTTAATTATGGGCCTTACGGAGAGCAGAACAAAAATGCCAGTGTCGTGGATACTATCTTTGCAGATCAGAAGATAGGCCTCATGCCATCATTCACTTGGGAGCAAAGGCTAGCTCCTGACTATGACCAAGATATATCCTCACAGTCATTTAAAGAAACTGCAGATACTGGGGTTACTTCTTCAGATATAGATGTCACTGGAATACCTCTTGAAGATCAACCTAAGTTCTCTCGTCTTGCTCGTTCTCCAAATATACCTAGCCTCGTAGAGTTAATCAGAAATAATCCAGATGGATATACTGTCTCTTCAGAGACCTATGAACCTGTGCTTGGTGGGTATAGTGTTGCGCCTCTTAAAGAAGCGGAAATAATTGTTGGCAAAAACCTTCCAGAGGAAGTATTATTAGATTACTTACAAGACAATAAGGATATTGCAAGAGCGGTAGGGAATCCTGTATACTTAGGTGGATGGCTCGACAGCGATAGTGGTCAGTATTACTTAGACAACACATTGATCGTCCCAACGCTTGAAGATGCTTTGTATATTGCAGAGGCTGCGGAGCAGCTTGCTATCTTTGATCTAAACAATAAAGAGGTGATAAGTACAAATGATGGAATCAGACAACTCAAAGAAGGTGGAGCTTATTCAAGTGACGCCGCAATCGGATATAGCAGAAGACTTGAGGAAATTGGTAGCCGTTTTGCGAGAGCAAGGGATAACCGTAACGCCCTCGAAAAAGAACAGCTTACTGAAGGATTAGGAACCAGCAAATTATTCATGACAATGGGAGAGGATGGTGCGCTATCTGAGTTCCCAGACATCGCTTCACTTGTTGATGATTATGTCATGAATAATAATAGAAGCTCTTTAAATCGAATATTTAAAAGCGAAAATTATCCAGAATACAAAAGAGTTTTAAAGAAAAATCTTGATAGGGTATATGGCGGTAAGCCAATAAATGTAACTAGAATAGAAGGGTACTCTGATCCTTCTGCCAAGAAAACAAAGTCTTCATTTAAAGTTTCGAAGAATGATATTTTGCTTGTAGGCAATCCAGATGAGCGAGAGCTTGTGGTGCGTTCTGGTTCTGGCAAGCCTCAATCAGTAATGATTGATACGGCTAAACCTAAGCTCTCAAGGCTAACGATACCTCTTACACAAGAGCAACGTAATGCCAGCATTCTAGACTACCTTGATCCTGAGACAGGCAAGCCCCTGTTCACTGCTAAGCAAGGCGCAGAAACACTAGTAAGCTTTGCGAACAAGCTGTTAAGTCTGCGTGGTACTCGTGGCTATGACATTATAAAGTCAGAGCAAGATCGTGATGAGGTTGCAAATATATTTGCGGCAGAGGCAGAGGCAGCTCTGTTATCTAGCAGTGATGCAATTGGATGGTATGACGCAACACTTAAACTTGCTAAGCGTATTCTATCAGTAAAATACCCAGAGGTATCTCCTGTCCTGTACGATGGGTCAAAGAACCCAGAGTACGACCCCAACGCAGAAGTTGCTTTCGACTTTGCCACAGCCGTCACGTCTAATGGATTAGCAGTTACAGATAACTACGACTTTGCGGCACAGCAGTATGAGTCATTAAGGGGTAATCAGGATGGTAAGTTTCCTGTCAAAGGAAGAGGAGCGCAAGGTTCATCCATGCATTCCGCCTTTGAGTTCTGGAACATTCTTACAGATCAAGGATACACGCCAGTAAAAATCAACGAGTTGTTGATGACTGAGGTACAAAGAAACAGGCTTGATGATTTAACTGCTAGTGTTCTTGGAGTGGAGAAAAAAGACCTGCCCAAAAAGCTAGTGGCTAATACTAGTGAAGGCGCAAAGGAAATGGTTTCTGTTGCCTACCTTCTGGGTCCAAAAATCGGTAACGGTTTCTATCGCAATTTACGTGGTAACTTTGATCCGATTACAATGGACCGCTGGTGGATGCGCTTTGTTAATCGTGTAAGTGGCAATCCAATTAAAATTGTTACTGAAAAAACAATAGAAAATAATATCGATGGAATCTGGAATCAAATAAAGAGCAAGGATTCTCTTCGAAAGCTAGACCAAGATATTTTATCTTTAGCCGCTGCTCGTCTGGATACAAAGAAGATCAATCGCTCAGACATGCAAGACATCATTCCCATTATGAATGAAATATATGAGCGTGATTTCTACAAGAAAGCTTACAACGACAAGATCGAAGAGCTTGAGGCAGAAGGATACAGCCGTGGTGATGCGCAGACTAGAAGGATTGCTGAAAAAGCTAGGCCAAATAGAACGGATTTCTTAAAGAATGTTGGTACATATGTTAAAAACATAACAGTTCAACTTCAAGAAGACCCAAGGGGGGTAAGAGATCGCTCAGCTATGCGTGACGTTACATCACGCGCTAAAGAAATCCTTCAGAAATCTTTAGGACTAGAGCTAACCAATGCTGATATTCAGGCACTCATGTGGTATGCTGAGAAACGTATCTTTGCCGCTGGCGGTGTACGTAAAGGGCGTGGAGAAGATAATGATTACGCTGATGGCGCAATCTATGTATTGAAAAAAAGAGGTGTCAACGATGACAAAATTAAAAGCGCACTCCCCGATTCAGACAGATACAGAGTCGGCGTTATCTCTAATGAACTCCAAGCAGATGACCAGCTTAACGCAGAAACTGTCGAGCTTAGTCCAGCCAGAGACGGAGATTTCTTTGGACCCAGAAAGCTTGCTATCGAAGAGCGTGGAGCCTATGAAGGCCTGACCGCTGAAGAGCGAGCAATTGCAGAAGAAACACTTTCCAATGCCGATCTTGGTGGGCGTCCACCTGTCATGTTCTCCCGCATACCGAGCAGTCCTTATCGCGCAGTCCGTTCGCCCGTACAGGGTGGTGGTCTATTGGATTATGCATATGGGTTTATCAAAGAAGGCACAGCAAAAAGGATGGTGCTTCTGCCTGAAGGGTCACATAAAGAATTTGATAACGGCACAGAGGTTGGTCAGGGTCTGTATCACATCCACCGCCGTATGCACGACAAAGAATTAATAGGTAATTCTAATTACAAGCGTGTTGAGAAAGCCATTTATGACATAATGTATCTTTGGGAGAAGCAAGGCTTTGACGATGGTGAATCAGTTACTGCTTACCCATCCAAAGACGGGGTGGTTCTTGAGTGGAGAAACAATGTCACGCACAGTGCGCCCCCACTTCAGCTTGTCTTGGAGCGAAGGAGTCTGGGAGGAACACCTGTATACTACGTCAAGACTTTCTTCCCTATGCTGGACAAGAAAGACAGAGCCTCTATTCCCAAGCGTGGCAAGAGACGTGCGGCATACAACGCCAAGTATAGCAGAATACCTCAGTACTCTACAGTAGGTCAGAGATCGACCCCCTCTATTGGGCCTAGTGATTTAGCTGCTCGTGCAGAATTAATTCGCTACACTAAAGTGCAAGACGTAATGGCAAGATATCTTTCCAAGGTTCCATTCGTTACGGACAAGGTTGCAAAAGAAAAGACTGAAGCCTTTATGACAAAGCTTCAAGACAGCATGCTTCCTGTTGGAAAGATGTATGATAAGTTACGTGAGCGTTATGGTGCGAATGTAATAGCGCAGGACATGGACGCTTACTTTCAAGAGACATTGGTTCATGGAGTGTCTGGCTCTAAAAAAGAAAAGTTCGATAGAACTTTATTCAAACCGATACTTGAGCGCGTTGCTAATTTAAATATAAACGATGTAGAAAATGGAACCCTTGAGCGCGTCTCTGGTTACTATCGTCAAATTCTTGAGAAGCATAAGAACAGATCACATGCTTTGGCTAACGCATACCTGTATGCATTGCATGCCAAGGAGCGTAACGCTCGTATATCAGAACTGTCTAAGGGTAAGATCGTGGATGGCTCTGGTATGTCTAACATTGAGGCTGATAAGATTATGGCCTTTGTTGGTGGGTTGCCAGAGCTTAAACGTAATGCATTGCAAGAGGTGGATCGTCAGGTTCACGACATCATCAAGCAAACAAACCAAACATATATTGATGGAGGGTTAATCCCTGATTACCTTCTTGATACAGATATCGATGACGATACTAAGGTAGAGTTTGAGAGGTATGGAAGCTACGTTCCATTACGTGGGTACGCTGATCCAGAATCAAGTTTAGATGTTGCTGATGAGCGTGTGCTTACATCAACAAACAAGAATGGCTCCAAGAACAAACCAAACATATCTGCTCTGGGCAGATCAAGTTATGCGGGAGATATACTCGCCAACGTAGCTGTTCAGCATCATCAAGCAATCGACAAGTCCGAGCGTAACAAGGTTGGTCAATCATTACTGAAGCTTCTTGAGAGCAAGGACATTGATACTTCTGAATTTGGAAGGGTCTTGGATAAGCATCCGATGAAACGTGCCATGGTCAATGGTAGCATTCGCTATGTTCCTGATCGTAATTTTGAAAGTGTAGATTTTGATGAAACCGATAAATCAGGGCGAGTAATTTTAGCGGTTCGTCGTGGCGGCAAAGAATATCTTTTATCGCTTGATGAAAAAATTGGCACATCAATGAAGGGAACTCTGTCTCCTAAGCAAGCTAATGTTGCGGTAAGGTTCTTGCACAACATCACAAGGTTCTATGCAAACCTACTGACAAGTTACAACCCTGCCTTCCTGCTATCAAACTGGCCTCGTGATATTGAAACTGCCATCTTCAATGCGCAGCAGTACGAAATGAAAGGCTCTTCAAAGGATATCATTAAGAATGTCCCGAAAGCGTTTTGGGCATTACTAAAAGTACTGAATGGCAAGGAGAACGCTAATCCCTACTGGGCTAATAGATACAAAGAGTTCTACGAAAATGGCGGTCAGAATGTGCTGAATCAAATGTCTAATTTGGTTAGTGCATCTCAAGATATTGAAAGCACTATTGGCAATATGGTTGCTGCGGACAACCAAGGCCTAACAGAAAAGGTAAAGAAAAGTTTCGTGGGCAAGGGCGCAAGTCTATTGAATACCGTTGAAGCTATTAACAGTGCTGTTGAAAACTCAACAAGGTTGGCATTCTTTGATACGATGGTATCCAGCCTTGAGGCACAAAATGTGCCAAAGAAAGAAGCTTTAAAACGTGCTGCATTCGCAGCGAGAAACCTGACTACAAACTTTCAGAAAGGTGGCGAATACAAGAACGGCCTGAACTCCATGTACTTGTTCTTCAACGCATCGATGCAAGGCTCCATGGCTATCTTTAATTCTCTTGTTAACAGCAAGAAGGCAAGGCAGCTTGCGGCTTCCATTGTTGTCTTTGGATTTATGATGGATCAGATTAACGCTGCAATATCTGATGATGATGATGAGGACGGGATTAATGATTATGATGATATCAATGAGTACACTCTTGGTCACAACTTAATTTTACCTGATCTAAATGGTGATGGTACTTACACAAAGATACCTATGGCCTATGGCCTAAATACCTTGTTCAACTTTGGGCGCGTTACATCAAACTTAATTCGAGGCGCGGCTGGTAGTGAAGGCACTTATACTCCACAGCAAGCGGCGAAAGAGCTTACTAGCTATGTAACTGAAATGATCAATCCATTTGGTGGCAATAGCGCACTTACCTTCTTGTCTCCCACAGTTGGAGACCTTCCAGTTGAGCTCTTGACCAACAAAGACTTTAGAGACGCTCCAGTTTACAAAGAGCTATCCCCATATCAACCTCATCTGTCTCGCAGTGGATTGTACTGGTCAACTACAAGCCCATCAGCGGTGTGGACGTCTAAGTTTATTAACGACACCCTCGGCAGGGGGGATGACTACATCCCCGGTGAGATACTTGGAATGCGTGTGGATGTTCAGCCAGATGTAATTGAACACATATTTGGCTTCATGACTGGTGGCTTAGGGCGTCTTGTTAATCAGACGGCAGATACTGTTACATCTAACGCACCTAATTATTTTATGAATAGATGGGAATCTGACATGATCAGAACCACACCCTTCATAAACAAGTTCTTCACAGCAGTCACAGACAAGGATCGTGCTGGTGACTACTATGAGAAACGTGATGATGTTCTTGCCGTTCGTCGTTCCTTCAGAGCAGCAATGCAAGACGGGGATCGTCAGAGAGCTATAGGCCTACGCAATAGATATCCAGAAACTATTTTAATCATGGAGCCTGTTAACAAAATAGACAGAGCTATAATGAAGCTGCGCAAGAAATTAAAAATGATTAGATCAAACCAAAGGATCACAGACGATAAACGTAGAGAGCTTGAAGATAAGATTGATACTAGAATACTTATGCTTCAGAACAAAGCGAACAAGTTGATGCAGAACATTTAGTTCTATTGAACTTATATTCTCTTTCCCTTTTTTCTGAGTTCATCTGTAAAATCTTTTAGGTCTCTTTGAGCAATGTGTAATTCATTTTTAATAGATGGACTGGCTAACCGCCTGTATCTTTCGTCTTGTAATTTATCCACCTGCCCACGCAGATATCTCAACACTGCCTCGTCCTCTAGGGATATTTTTTTATCCATTCTTTAGCTCCTCATCAGCGTGAGCATCACGCACCAATTCCAAAATAAATTCCGCCACCGTTTCACAACCGAGTTGCCGGGTCTGTGCAGCCAGCCAGTCAACTTGTTCATTTGTTAGTGCGTCCAAGACAGTAGATATCGATCCCAGTCTCAAATAATTTTTGTGATGACGAACATATGATATTGGTTTTTTTGGAGCTGGCGGCAAAATATTTGCCTCGCGTCCGCGCCTTAACGTGGAGTTTACTTTATTAAATTTGAACCCCAGCCTTGCTGAAATTTCTCTAGCAGACAAACCCTCCCTAGAAAGCTGCCATATTTTCAAGGTGTCTGAACTTCTGTATGCGCCATTCCAATCTCTCATTAATTTGTTCTCCTCAGTCTGGGTCTTGGTGATTTAGACGGTATATTTGTTGGGATGCAGCGGATTAACGTGTCACGCTCGTGTTTGTAGATTGTTCTGTAAAAATCACTACCATCAATAAGTGCATCTCCACACAACTTCTCAGTTTCGTAATATATTTCCGCCTCAAACTGCACGTCTCGCAGCGTGTAAACGATAAGCATTGCTGTAAAATATTCCATAAATTGCTATATTATTTTGTAGCAATCCAGTCGGAAATATCTTCTCTTCTCCACCGCCGCATTCGAGGGCCAAGGCTAATTGGCTTGGGGAATGAGCTGTCTTTTTTGATGTATGCGTACATAGTTTTTGGGTGAACAGATAACATCTCTGCTATGTCATTCACTTGCAGAAGAAGTCTTTCATCTCCAAATTCAGAAGAGTTGATTTTATTTTTCGCTATTTTTTCCATTCTTTAAATCCTTCTCTTAGTTTTTCGAATTGATCACGGGCCTCTGAATTATCTCTGAACTCAGAGCGTGATCGAATCCCGCATGATTTGCGTATGGAATCTGCCGCATCATTTTCTGAGGCAATAAATTCTGCGCCCACATCTGTCAGGTATGCCCAGAAATCTTCGTTACGGCATAGCAATCCAGCAGACGCTATCATTCTTTCAATGTGCTTTTGGTTCTCCCGTGTTTCTGGTTCGTCCTGATCATTCAGTCTGACCATCGCAACCATGTAACGTGTGCCGACCCAATCAGTATGCAACTCTGGGGGGCAATCATTAGGGTGTACGTTTAGACGAAGTATAATTCCATTTCTGTCTTGAGACATTGAAACCTTTACAGATTCAAAACTTAAAGCAGAGTTCCTTATTTCATTCATTATATTGTTTCCAATTCTTTGATGCCCAACTCTTGGCGTCTATGCCTTCCAAGTCCCACCACGTTTGCTCATCTCCATATGCGTGAAGTTTCATGTGGCATGCGTGGCACAGAGGGACGGCCCAGTTGTCACTGGTCTTTCTGTTTATCCCTCTGGCCTCTGCTCTCATAAGGTGGTGAGCCTCACCACCCTGACCGCAGACCAAGCAAGGTTGTCCACGCAAGGACTTTAAATATCCTTCATCAACAAGTCGCTTGGTCTTTGGGATCAACATCAGAACGGTATTTCATCCTCGTCTGGTTTGCTTTGATTGTTTTGATATCCTGATTGCTTTTGATATCCGCCGCCGTTCTTTCGCTCTAGCAACAAGTCGCTGCGCAATGAGAGAAATGGCTTTCCATTCTTTGATACTTTTTTCCATCCTGCAAGGTTCGCCTTTGGCCTTTGGTTTCCAGATTCAAGCTGAGCATGTAAATCACGCACAAGCTCTGGATCAACTTCTATAGTGCCAGTATAATCTGGCTGGTTTTGATTTTGCTTCCTGTCGTTCTGGAATAGAACTCCTGATGCGGCGTATTGTTGACTCATGCTGCTTCTCCTTTAAGTTCAGCGTTTCTCTTTTTAAATGTTTCAAGCACTTCCTCGTAGTCGTGAGGTTTTGCATTCTTCAATTGCTCAAGGACGGATTTGTTCTTGAGCCAGAACTGTTTGATTGTTTCCTCGCTATTATGTGTTGGTATAAATTCCATGAACGCAGTAGTTACCATGTCCCAGCCGTCAGTCTTTTTAACATCACCCTCGGCCTCACCACTCACAACATCAGGGGTTTTATCTTCTGCCGCTACAGGGGCGGCAGGAGCGGCCTCTTTCTTCTTGGCTGGTGCAGGTGCTGGGCTAGCCTTCTTGCCCTTCTTAGGCTCCTCTGGGGCGCTCTGAGGGATATCCTCACCAGCATATATGTAATGACCTAGACCATGCATTGCGATTGCCTTAGCGAGGCAGCGCATTCTGGCATCACTGATGTCCCTAGAAGTTGGGCCAGCGATAGCCTTATTGCGGTAATCCATGACGGGCAACCACATCATGTAAGTCTGATCCATTACAGTTACACTCACACGTACCTCGACCGTGTCATCTGGGTATATGACATTGTCTTGAACTTCATAGCTTGCATCAGGGTATTTATTTTTAACCTCACCCCAAGCCCAAGCCCACGACAAATAACTCAAGCCGTTTTTATCTTCCTTGTTTTCATTTACGTTTACGGATGAAAGTGTTTCCCACACTGACGTATTAGTTTTCGACATTTTTTTCTCCTTCAATCTCAGCTCTTTTCATTTTTTTTATCCTAAAGAACCCATCGTACTTAGGATTTTTATGCATGAAGTATCTTGCGTATAGCGCAATAAAATCATTGCTTATTTTAAAGTCACTGCCAGTCGTTTCGATGCTGGTCTCCCAGCGTATTCTATTAACAACCAACCAAGCACTAAGCTTTCTGTGTCCTTTCTTAATTGCCCTAAGTGTAAACTCCTCAAATAGTTTGTAGACATGTGGATTTTTTTTATGCCAAGCCCACCACCTTTCTTTTAAATCATCATTCATTATCTTCCTCACCTCTCAATGCCTTGTCTGCAACGACCGCATACCACTCTACACCGTCGCTGATATCTGCAACGTCACGTATCAAGGTCAGTGCATCTTCAAGAAATAAAACGCGCTCCACTAACTCTGCATTAGTGGATTTTGCTTTTTGTTCTATTGAACTTTTATCCATCTTATGATTGATGAAACTGAGGGCAGAAGTCGGCTACTGAACAGTAGTTCCCAACACAACGGGTAGCTTCGCCCTCACGATGCTCAACGAACCAAGCGTCTTGCTGTTCCGCGTGGGAGTTAGCTTCTTCTTCACTATCGAAGACCTTAACGGCTCGCTTCAATCCCTTTTTCTTTACCGCCCATGTGTCAGGCTTAGACCATCTGTCTGCGTCAGAGCATGTGCCAAGCTCTCCATCAAAATCATAAGCCATCTGTGCATCCTGATGCACTGATATTCTATCGCTAATATAATCAAGACGTTCCTGAGTAGACCACAACGGTAGGTCAACTGTAACGACTGGGGATTGCGGGTATTCTTTATCGAACTCAGCACGTTTACGCTGCCAATCTCTAAGGATTGCACAGATGCGAATGTTGCTGACCTGCTTGTGTCGGTTGACACCTGCGTCGGAGTTCTCAACGAGCCAAGCATAACAGTTTTGCTGCCTCTCCCACTCGACCTTTATGCCCAACAAGACAGACCAGACGGATGTGACCTTGTAGTCTGTGATCTGCACAGTGCCATCTTTCAAAACTTCTTGATGATCAAGAGCGCCAGAAATATTCCATCCTTGTAGGTTGGCATATAGCCGCTCTTCCATTTTGACATTGCCATCGCTCTCGGTTGTTTCGAGTACATGGTGAACGGCTGTGCCAAACAGCGACCACACGCGATCCACAACATCCATCTCCATTTTGTCAGCGAACTTCTGTCGCTTCACACGAATGCTTGGGCTGTCAATTAGCTGTGTAATGCTGATGTCTGATTTGCCACGCGAATATTTATCCGCACGTACAAAGTTTTCAAAAACCTTTGGAAGGTTAAATCGATTTGTTATTTTCATGTTTGTTCCTTACTCTGTTTGTGTTAGTATCATCTTGGTAATTTAGTGTCAAATAGTTCTTTGGGGGGTAGTAATGGAGAGCATATCGTTCTCAATTTTAGGTGAGCCAGCATCAAAAGCTAACAGCAGAAAGGCCGTTGTTATCAGAGGAAGGCCAGCTTTTATCAAGTCTGACAAGGCGCGAGGCTATGTCAAAATGTTCGAGGCACAATGCCCAAAGCTAGATGACCTGATCGTTGAGGATGTAAAAGTTGAGATGATTATTTACTACGCTACTCGACGGCCCGATCTTGATGAGAGCCTCATATTGGATTGCATGCAGGGGCCGATCTATAAAAATGACAGACAGGTAAAGCAGAAGTTTATTTACTGGCAGCTAGATAGAGACAACCCGCGCACACACATACGTGTGAGTGCCTGTGATGTGGATAATATTCCAGTTATATAATAATTATAATATCTCTCTCTCTTAGAGAGAGAGTATATATAATATATATAATATATATAATTATATTATTAGCTGGCACAAAAAGCTTCGTTGACTGAGCCACTTCCCGCGCCTATGATCGTCGCTATCGATAGAGCGAGAGGACTAAACTGTGCAAATTGAAGATCAATTGCGCGGCGAGGCACACAGGTTAGGAACAGGTCAACATAAAATAATCTGCCCAGCTTGTGGTCATAGCCGCAAGAAAAAAAAAGACAGAACTCTCTCACTCAAAATTGAAAACGATAGGGTACTCTATCAATGCTGGCACTGTGATCAGCAGGGTATCGTTCCGACTGAAGAGAAGATCAATTTTAGAGTGAGAAAAATGAGTGTAGCAAAGAAAATTAAAACAACATCACTATCTGACGCGGCGTTAAAAAGCTTGAGTGACAGAGGGATATCAAAAGAAACTGCCGAAAAGGCAGGTGTTCGTTCTGGCACACACTTTGTTCAAGCAGTTGGGAGCGAGACCGAGTGTCTGTTCTTCCCATACACGAACAAAGGACAGACTTACGCATCAAAAATAAAATCAATTGAGGCCAAAGGTTTTTCCTGTAACGGATCACCTCAAACCTTTTTTAATATTGAAAATGTAATTGCCGATGATGTCTTGATCATTGTCGAGGGTGAGATGGATGCCCTCGCTCTGATGGAAACAGGATACGATAGCGTCGTATCAGTACCAAACGGCGCAGTTATGAAAGTCGTTGATGGTCAGGTTGACCCTTCAGATGATAACAAGTTTAAATTTTTATGGGATGCTAAAGACCAAATCGAACGTGCCGAAAAAATAATTATTGCCACTGATGCGGATGCTCCGGGCGAGGCAATGGCAGAGGAAATGGCTAGGCGTATAGGCAAGGATCGTTGCTGGGTTGTAGATTATCCAGAGGATTGCAAGGACGCAAACGATGTCCTGTTAAAGCATGGAACAGATGGCGTTGATAGTTTCATAGCAAAGGCCAAGCCTTGGCCTGTGTCTGGGCTGTATGACGCAAGTCATTTCTATGAGCAGCTCGAAGAGATTTATGACAAGGGCATGGGACGTGGTGAGAGCACGGGCTATGACAATGTTGATGAGATATACAGCGTTGTTGCTGGTCAGTTGACTATCGTCACGGGTCACCCTTCGTCTGGCAAGTCAGAATTTGTAGATCAGATCATGGTCAACATGGCTCAATCTAAAAATTGGAAGTTTGCAATTTGCTCCTTTGAAAATGAACCACGATTACACATTGCTAAACTTATCAGTAAGTTTGTGCGAAAGCCTTTCTTCAAAGGCATGACAAGTCGCATAACTCCAGACGAATTGCAGATGGGAAAAGAATTTGTTCAATCGAACTTTTCTTTTTTATATCAAGCAGATGGCTCTCTTTGCTCAATAGATAGTATTATTGAGCGTCTCAAGGTTGCTGTCCTACGTCATGGTGTTAGAGGTGCGGTAATTGATCCCTACAACTACATTCAGAAGGGCAAGGATATCAGTGAGACTGACTGGGTCTCTGAAGTTTTAACTCGGCTGCGTGTATTCGCACAAGCACATGGAATACACATCTGGTTTGTTGCGCATCCAACTAAAATGATGCGGGATAAAAACGGGGATATACCACCACCAAAAGGCTATGATATTTCTGGCAGTGCGGCATGGTTTGCCAAAGCAGATGTTGGTCTGACTGTGCATAGGCCTGACCCAGTGAATACCATGACATCTCAAATCCACATCTGGAAGTGCCGCTTCTCATGGGTTGGTAAGCAGGGCGTAGCGGAGCTAGACTTCGATACTGTCACATCAACGTACAAAGAACATAGGTTCGATGCGTTCCTTGAAGATATCTCTGAGCCGAGAGGGTATGAGAATGACCATCCTTTCGACCTCTAAAACTATACTGACTGTTAGACCGGGTAGCGAAGGCCCAGTGATTTTTGTGTGGGTGGACGGTGTAGAAGTTGCACAATACCCAATGGATCAACGCCACATGTTGAGCTTTATACAGGACTTAATATCTAAATGTAGAGAAACTGTTTGACGATAGTCTCGCTCAGTGCTAACTGTTGTTTAGATTTGTTCTCCTCAAGAATGTGATCTTACTCTATCGATACTGGAGCAGCGCGTTGTGAACTAATACGCTGCTCCTTTTTAATGGATCACCCTCTCCTGCATCTCCTCTATAATTTTTGAAGCGCAGAAGATTGTTCCCACTTGTATTTCTGCAATCTCGTCAAACAACCCATAGCTCACAATGATGTTTGCTATTAGGTTGCACAGGAACTCAGGGGATACATCACTGGGCAAATTCTTTATTGCCTCGTTAATAATTTTCATTTCATTTTTTGGATGTTCTTCACTCATATTTAATTCCTTACAAATTTTACTTCAACAGAAGCTGCTCAACTTTAGATTTGATACGTCGATTGATTAGGCTCTCTGCCCTGACAAGCTCCTCGTGGAGAGCTGTGATCTGATCACCATCATTGTAATCATATTTCATAACCCAAGCATCATTGACTGATCCTGTTTTCTTTTTGTACTTGAGTGACTTTACTTTAAAAACCTTTATCCCCTCAGCTAAAAGCCGTGGTGCGTTCATTTCATCAGCGTCCAAAATAAACCTCATACCATCACCAGCTTTTACTCTGTGTATTCCTTTAAGAAAAACTTTCTTTAGCCAAGTGATCTTCACGCTAACAACGTTGTCATGATATGCGGATGAGCCGGGAGAAAAGCATATGTCCTTATCGACATTCACAGACCAATGAGATTTTGGAAACAACATATTCAATGTCATTAAGGATTTTTCTACTGAAAGAACTGTGGCTTCCTTGATGGGTGTTCGCTGGTATTCGTGTCGGCGTAACAAGCTCCTTGCTTTAGATATCTCACCACAGGTAGAGCTGTACAAATTAATAACTTGATTGGTCACATCATTGCCAAAATTAGTTTTCATATCACGATAAACATGCAGATTTTTGAGGGCATATTTTCTGCCCAAAGCAAACTCCTTATTAGCATCACCTTTAATTTTAAATGATACGCGCATGTCATGTGCCGCAGTCTTTAAACTTTCTAATTTTTTGTATTCCTTTATTTGCATTTTTTTCTCCTCACACTTCATATCCATTGTTTCGTAACTTTTGCTTGAAGCAATTTAATTCTTTACGACTAGTATCTAATTCCTCTCTAGCCCCCTTGCGTGGGTTTGTTGACCATGCTTCATTCTGTGCAGAGTGCAGCCTTTCAGTAAGCCAGTTCAACTCCACTCTATCAAAGGCACTTATGCTTTTCTTTTCCCAAGGTGGCAGCGGTATTGTAACAATCTCGCTGTTCACCCTGTTTATTCGGGACTGATCCCTTGTAGATATTTTTTTTCTCATTGATCATCCCCTAATATTTTAGGTAAGTTGTCTCACCGAATGGTGCAGGTTTTGCATTCTCATAAGACGAAACCCACAGCACTGGATATTCTGGTGACGGTGGGTAACCAAAGATGCCCATGTCAGTGAACACAACCATGTTGTCTACATTTATTGCATGATCTTGAACGTATTGAAACGCTGGCCTGATGATCGTGCCGCCTCGACCATTTACCTTGATGCTTTCGATGACCTCGCCCTGCTCATAACGGCTTACGGTTTGAACTCTAGTATCAAACGTAATCACTGTGATTGATGATGGCTTGATGTCCTCACTGATCGCGTTCATCTCACCAAGAAAATACTCAAGCTCACGATCAGAGACTGACCCACTGCTGTCGACCAGCAGCACAATATCACCAGCACCAATTCGATCTACGCTTGGCGCAATTATACGCGCTGTGTGATACATCTTTTTGTTTGGTCTGCGCATAGTGTAGTCATCAGGCTGATCACCGCCAACGAAACGGCGGAGAACATCGCGCCAATCAACTTGGCTTTGCTTCATTCTCTGAACCATCTCATCAATAGCCGCTGGTAGTTTTCCAACTGCCTTAGCAGCAGCAGCAGCCATCATTACCTTACTGTCTATGTCAGCCTCAACTTGCTTGCGCTCAGCCTCAGACATTTCTTTGAGGTCAGTGACCTCGCCAAAAGCAGAGTTATCAGAGAACTGTTCCTTTGCGTCCTCTGGCAACCGATCATAGATAGCCTCGGCAGTCATGCCCTCGTACTGTGGGTCATGCAGCCGTCCCTCTGGCAAAGAGAACCCGCCGTCAATCAGAAGTATTTCATTAATGGCAAAGTCACATGCTATATTCCAAAGCTCTGGATCACGATTGCCACGGCGTAATGAGTGCTTCATAACGATGTGCAAGACCTCATGAGCAAAGACGCCAGTCACTTCAGCCTCTGACAGACTATCGACAAAGTCAGGTGACCACAGTATTGATGCGCCATCTGTACACATTGTGCCAATTGTCTGATCACTATCGACCTTGACCGACAGTGCAATTGATCCAAAAAATGGATGAGATATTACAAGTTTAGTTATTGAACGTGAAACTTTAGTTTGTGCGTCCATAATTTTCTCCTCAAGAAAAAGTTCAATAGAACAAAAGCAGCCAAATTATATTTAAGATGGCTGCTCTTTAGCTGTTACAAGATTAAGTGCTTGCCGCTGGTCATCACCCAGTCACGCACTGCCTTCACTTGCTTTAAGTCAGTGTCGCGGTTCAGTGCATCCTTGATCACAAAGGCAGCGAACTCTTGTTGCGGTATGCGCTGCAAGTACTGCACGATCTGAGCTGCATTGGACTTGTTCATGCGTGTAGCCAGCGCTGCACACACTGCGTACATGACCGCAGGATCATCTGAAATGCTTGCAGATTGTGGCTTTGCAATCAGCTCGTTGATGTCTGGGACTGTGTCATACAGCTTCAAGAAGCCCATGAAATCAGCGCAGCCACCTCGACCAACCTGACCAGCGATTGCCTCTTGAAGGCATACTGGATCGATATCCCAGCTTAGCACTGACGAAACACGCTCCCACGAACGTGGTGACGGGCAAGCATTCGCGTCTCTGTCGAACTTGTGCAGCCACTCAGGACGAAAGCGCAGGAACGCACACACGCGCTCGTCCACCCCGACACTGTAGTAGTATGCTATCGTGTCATCCAGATCGGCTTCGATGTCTAAGAACATCAGGCGGTCACGCAAGTGTGTTGGTAGGTTGTTAGTGCCAGCTCGGTCAGACATGCGGTTGCCAGCCGCAACAATCACCCATCCCTCTGGCAGGTAATGTGCGCCCACACGGCGCTCGTTGGTGAGCTGCGCCCCAATATTTAGGTTTGCAACTGGAGCTTGCGCCAGCTCGTCGAGGAAAAGAATGCCCTTTCCCTCAGTCGGCATCCAGTCAGGGCGCTTGCGTTCCATGCCCTCGCCATCATTAGAGGGCACAACCCAGCCAGCCAGTTCACCAGCATCATACTGAGCCAGCGAGAGTATTGAGCATTGGATGTCGAGCTCTTTAGCACTGTCTGTTACGCAAGTTGTCTTGCCAATACCTGCACCAGATACCAGATAAGGCACAAGGTACTGGGCATCACGCCCATCCTTTAGAGACATTGCGTGATTGATTGCTGCCTTCACGATGTTTTTTGCTTGTGATAGTTTCATTATAACCCCCAGTTATTTATGCATATTGGGCCAATGCCCAGTTCAATTGATACAGGATCAGTCAACGTCCTGTTGCAGCAGGAGCATCGCCCTGTTTCTTTGCCATGCCTTACTGCCTCACCTCGTGGGTCAGCCGACACAGTAACAATATTGTCTGCCGTGCCGTTTGCGCAGCCACTTGATGGAGTAAAAGTCCCACCCACAATTTTGCCCTGATAGTCTGATCCGCGCTTGACATATACTGCCCCAGCATTTTTTCCGCTCACTGGTGCAAGCGAGAACGATAGTTCATTCGCCCGAAAGACAGGCTTCTTAACCTTAGCACTTTCCAAAAGCTCTTTGATGCGTGAGACATCAACGTCTCTCGTCATAGAAGCCTTCCGCTCAGCGGTTGCTCTGGTCTTTAAGATCATTCGCTCTGCCGCATTCCACTGGTTCTCAGTCAGATCACCCTTCATTCCATATTGCTGAACCAAAGAATTTGCGAAATCATTCCATTTGCGCAGCGGTTGCAGCGCGATAAGTATCTCCTCATACTCCATTATATATCTCCTTCGTCCTCTTCTTCATCCGTCGGGAAGGACACGACAACGTGGCCGTATTCTTCGTGAGTGATCTCCCACTTGTGAGTTGGGCAAGTCTCCAACCACTCAAAAAATTCTTTCCGATCCATCATTATATATCTCCTAAAATTTTAGCTAACCCCTCACGGGATAGTTTTACTTCATCGATTTCATCAAGATTAAAACCACGACCTTCAAGTTCGAGGCGTTTGCCATCGATCTCATTAATTCTTTTCCACGTACCAGCCCATAAATTAACGCCCTTAGATATTTTTGCTTTGCCAAAATAAAACAATTTTTGACTGCCGTGGTAATTTGGGTTTATGGGATTAACCTCATCATGTAATTTTGTCATCACTCTTGATCCTTTATCTTAACGCTTTGGACACGGCGGTTCAGTGCAAACGCGACGAACGACAAATCCTTTTCCAACTCATACAAAGCATCACGCATCTGTTTGGATGGATGTCGCTCTTTATACATACGTTTCCACCAAGTCTTACCCAACTGATAGTTAGGCAGCTTAACTGTAGCCAGAGCAAATGCCTCTTGGAAAATAGCTTGCACGTCATCGCGCTCAAAGAACGCTTCCGCCTCAGCATAAGCCTCAGAAATTGGTTTCAATTCTCCCATCACGCTGCCCCCCCCATCATTGTTGTCCAGCGATTGTCTTTTCCATCCCTGTATTCACCCTCAAACAATTCACCTTCGTCCAAGTAAGACGCAGAGATATCAAACCCCCACCCAGTCAAACGATCCCATATAGGAATGGGCGGAGACCACGCAGTCCAACATTTGAAAGCAAACTTACCCACCTTCTGATCATCTGACATCTGAAAATTCTCGGTGATTTCAACCTCACAGACATCCCATTTTGTGCCCCAGTGTGTAATGCGCCAGTCCATGGGCCCGTCTGGATATTGTTCAATCTCCGAGAACGAGATCAAAGGTTGCGGCACAACAACGTCACAGAACCTAGGGTAATTAAGACTAACGTTAAAAAATAATTCGTGCACCATGGCCCGTGGGCCTTGGACGTACACTTCTTGATAGCAATGATTAGGCATTTACAATTTCTCCTCTAAGCTTGTGCGTTTGATTTGAATGTCGTGAAGGTTTAAGGCATCATCGACTGACATGTGATCGTCATAAAAGCTGTCGATCCACTCGTAGCAGACCCACTCACAAAAATTGTCGTACTGATCTTGATCGATGATGTAAGCATGATATTTTTGATCATGCGTTACTATAGTCAAATATTTGCCAGCATCATAATCTGACCTTGCTGCTTCCAACCCAGCAACAGCAACAGCAGCATCGACATCGATATTGCCATCGATCAACTGACCAGCCTTCCACTTAGCCACAAAATAGAATTCTGTTTCCATAAACTTGCACTCCTCTTTGCAATTAAAGTTCTATTGAACTTTTCGCAGCAGCCCACGAAGGGCTGCTAACAAAAGCTCACTGTATTATTGGTGTACTTAACCGTAGCTCAAGAATTTCTACTAATTCTTTGCGAGTGTCTGCCATAGCAATGACTGTGCGTCGTCGATCACAATCTTCTCTTGGTATTGAAGCTTTCCATTCCCCAAAACCAGCTTTGTAAATCAGTATATCTCGCCGACCAACCACAGTCCATTCAGCAGCACTTGTTCCCAAGTGGTTGCCTTGCCACATTGTGGGTTTTATTTTCTCTATTTTTATTTGCATATTTCCCTCAAGATATTTGATATAATGCAACCAGAATGGCTGCGTTGATGGCTGCGATTAGTGCAACCTTTGGCGCGATGGGCAGACACGCTGCCCAAACGTAGACACGATCAATAACTTTACTCATCCTGCATCTCCCTTTGCTGTTTGCTGGTGATGTAACCCTTCGTGAAATCGTCAAAAATCCAGAAGAATTGTTCCATATTCTCTGCCGTAGCATCGTCTGGGTTTGGTTTACTAAATCTGTGATGGTAGTCGATCAGGACTTCTAAGTTGTCAGCGATACTTGTTAGTTCGAAAACAGTCATACCGTTCTTGTTATGTTGAAAATTTATATCTCTCATCACTTTTTCTCCTTGATGATTAGAGGTTAGATGTGTTGACAGGCGTGATAACGCCGTGTGTCGTCATCCAATTAAAAGTTCTATTGAACTTTTCGTAACAGCCCATCAGGAACGGGCTGCTAACAAAAGTTCACCAAGCCATCATAAAGACTAGCACTCCAAAGAGTGTTGCTGAGAGAACAATGCCAGAAGCAAAGCCCTCTACTAATAGCAACCTGCGCTCCCTGCGCGAGAGGCGGCGGCTCATGACGCCATCATAGCGTCAACTGCCGCATCCACATCGCTGTTCTCTGCAGCAGCGTCGGCCTCTGCCGCTTTGGCTGCAGCAGTGTTTCGGAATGCTTTGCGAGCAGCCAGCAATTCACGCATGATATTGTGGAACTCTTCCAGCTCCTCATCGGCAAGGCCGTCACAGAACTTGTCACCTTGAACTTTTTTGCCTTCCTCCTTTTTTGTTGACCATTTGCCAACAACTTTTTCTGCAAGAAGTTTGGCTTTCGACTTACTTGCTTCGCCGGAAACAAGCTTTGCCAACTTGTTTTCGCTAGTAATGCCCTCAGCGTCAAAGAACTCCTGAACCATCGCCGGGGTGGCTTGTGTCATACCAGACAGATCAAAGTGCCTGATTGCCCCGACAGAGTTGTCAAAATAACGTTTGACGGTAGCATCCTTGCCCGTTCCGAGTGCCAAAAGCAAAGCTTCCTTAACCGACTTGGATACTTGATCTGGAAGGTTTCCCTTTTTCATCTTTACGCTGGCGAGGGAAGAAATCAGTTCGCAGTAAGCTCCGATTTTGTGTGAGTTCGCAGCCTCAGAATTGGCCTTGCTGTCCGCCTTCAGGCCAGTGATTTTTGCCTCAGCACCAGCGATGTGATTGATGGTTGCATCTGCAATTTCGAATGCGATTTTTTTAGCTTTAGTCATAGTATATCTCCTCAGATATGTTTGGCATAAGTGCCTTGGTTGTCACCAATGATACAGCCCTGCAGGGCTGTACTGTTGGTATCAACTCAGGAGTTCATGAACTCCTTAGCCTCGTCGCGGACGCACTCACAAATAACCATGTAGTCTGGGACACAAACATTCCCTTCGTTATCTTTCGCAAAGCGCTTCGCGAAGTAGATTGATTTGTCTAAAAAGCGGCGGCTTGTGTACTCATCAGAAGTAAAAAACTTCAGATAGTTGATGTACGCTGCGACTGCGTTTTTGTAGTTTGACATGATGTATCTCCTCAAAAAGTTTCGGCATTATTGCCAGTTTACTTAGCCATGTTGACCGTGACTTCGATAATCAAATCGCGCTGCCAGCCGAGTTTTAACATGTAGTTGACCGCTGCTTCTTTGTCGTAACATTTGACCTCGAAGTTTTTTGCGATCTGCTTGGCTTGAGTGCGCTGTATTTTAGTAATCATTTTTTACTCCACATATTCTTTTGTTACCTGTGCATGATTGGTTCCTTCAAAGAACCAAATGTAATCAGAAATCGTTCCTTCGCATTGCTCGACTTCTGCATAACTTTTAGCTTTCTCAAAGGCTTTTGCTTTGCTGCCATAAACCCCAACAATTCCATCCTCAGAACCATTTACCAAATAAACTACTCTCATTTTTACTCCTTCTAGATGATTGATTGTTTGATCGCTGCAGCAAGGCTAACAACGTCGAACGCTGCCTTAACTATGTTGCCCTCTGCAGCGCTGCCGCAGAACGAGACGAAGCAGTCGATTGCAGTGACCGCTGCGTCTGGGTCTTTGATGAAGTAATTAGACATTCGTTATTCCTCAAGTTGATCTATTTGAAACAGTCAAAAACTGTTTGAAATAGAGGCCCAGTTAAGGGCCACTTGTTTCTTTTTTGTGTGAAGGCTTTTCTCTCCCCTCACCAGCCAGAACCCGCTTTTGAAAGTGACGTCCGCATCTAGGCCCATATAGGGTATCATCGGTTCGTCTCGGCTCTCGAAGCACTGGACTGTCGCAGCATCGGGGATTTTTCAATCACTTGCGTCTACTGCTAATGAAGGCTTTGAACCTTCTCGGTTGAGGGGGTGGGGCGTGAAAGCACGACCGCCCTTCCGATGACCCCTTGTTGCATTCCCTGATTACCTTGTCTACCCCTAAATTGAATTAAATTGAATTAAATTACCTTATTTGATCTGATAGCCTTATTTTATTGGGTGTTGGTGACAAAGAAAGTTTGATGCTGTAGTCTATAAAAAGTTCAATTGAACTTATTTTGGTTGAGCAGAACTAAAGAATAGTGCCGAAACAGGGGTAATAGCCTAGCCTAAAATCCCGAAAGGCCTAGCGCAGCGCAGAGGATACGATGTCAGATAAACACAAAGACAAGCCAAAGCTTACAGTAGTCAGTGATAGTACAGGCACTAAGAGTGCCAAAGGTGCAGGGAGTAGTAAGAAGAAGAGAGCTGGTAGCAATAGGTCTGCAATGCAGCCTAATGGTCTTACAGCCAAGCAAGAGGGGTTTGCTTTAGCCGTGTTTGGTGGTGCTTCTTTTAGTGATGCATATAGGCAGTCTTACGATGCCCAGAACATGTTGCCAGCAACGATACACAGGCAAGCTTACGAGCTAGCAATCAACCCCAAGGTATCAGCTAGATTAGATGAGCTGCATAGCCAGAAGGAGCGTGAACGGCGCATGCAGTCGCTCTCTCGAAGTGATCTTGTTTTGAAACAGCTCGAAGGCATAGCCCTTGATGGCGGGGTGCAGGACGGGGCTCGTGTTCGAGCATTGGAGCTGCTGGGCAAATCAGTTGCGCTATTTACCGACAGAGTTGAAACGGATGACAAGACAGACAGGACTGCTGACGAGATCGAACGTGATCTGCGTGACAAACTTGATCGGCTCGGGATGGGTTAAAAAGTTCAATTGAACATTTCCTCACGTGTGTGCGCAAATTTAGTAGTATCTCGACCCCCACCTACCCCCACCCCCCTGTTTCGGGCCACGCTGCGCACGATATACATACATGATGTTTCGCACACTCAAAAACCCCGTAGGTTCAAATAGGGGTATTAGTACTATACTTCGAAAATCGAAAAGGACTCATAGAGCTTCATATCTGCCTCGTAGAGGGGCAGTAGCTCTTTGTAGGGGGTAAGTACCTGAAGATCAGACTTGGCTATCCACGCCTCTCCCTGATTGATGTGAGGCATATCTCCATTCCAACCTAAGTGCCGTGCTGCTAGATGGAGTTCATTAAAGGTGAATATCTTCACTTTATCTGCTGTATCTAGAAAGCTTTGTTGGGTTCTGAAGCAGAAGTGTTTTACGAGGCCGTCTTTCTTGCTGTATCCTTTGATTGCTCCCTTCATTAATTGGGAAGCTTCTTTGGCTATCGCTGATTTGTTTTTTGGTTTGGCACTCCCTGACTGGGTTGCGGCGTTTTTTAGACAATAGTTAACTGCACTTACAAGTCTGTCCTCTGGGTTTCGGACAACAGCCACTATCTGACTAAAATTTTTATTTTCATTTTTTAATTTTGCTTCTGAGACGGGGTGATGCCCGTTGAGAACACTTCCGTTGTAGACCTTGTCCACAATCCATTGAAGTGTAGAAGAACCTGTCTTGGGTATTTCAACAACAAAGCAGTTATTATCAACTATAAGCATATGCTAGTTATAATATATATAATTATAATATACTATATCTCTCTCTCTTAGAGAGAGAGTATTATATATATTATATATATTATATATTATAATACAT